TGTGAGGAATTGTTATACCTGAGGAATGTAACCATCCCTGACTTTATTTACAAGATAAAGGACTTAGGATTGAATTTAACGGATGATTTTATCTGTGATAGTGCAAACCCCCAAGCAATATCGGAGATGTCAAGAAATGGGATAAATGCAAAGCCAGTAAAGAAGGACACCATCCTGTCAGGGATTGACCAAATCAAAAGAACAAACTTCTTTATCAACAACAACTCAAAGAACTTATTGGAAGAATTAAACTCTTATGTATGGAAGAATGATAAGAACGGTAATAACCTTGATGAACCTGAAGATAGAAACAACCACATCATTGATGCGATAAGATATGTTCTTCAAATGAAACAGATGAGAAACACTGGTGTCTTCGTTTATTAAAAATGAGAAACCCCAATAAAAGATATTTAATAATATAAGTTATGATTACAGCCGAAATTGAACACAAAGGAAAAAAGTATAAACTATCTGAACCAACGATTGAATCATGGTCCGATGTTATGAAACTTAAAGACATTCTAACTGAGGAAGAAATGTATGTCAAAATGATTCAGCAAGCAACAGGTTTATCTTATGATGAAGTATTGAAGACAGATGCTGGTACAATCAACTTGGTGGGTAATCAATTATTCAGATGGTTGAATAAAGAATCCAAAGAACTTGTACAAGAGTTTGAACACAAAGGAATCAAATACAAGATTGTAGATGTTCACAACATATCATTCGGTCAGTTTGTTGACATTGATACATTCCTTAAAAAAGATGAGTCATATAGAATTGCGAACTTGAACGAGTTGGCTGCCTATTTATACATTGAGGATGGAACAGAATATTCTGATTCTAACTTCAAGAAAAGAATTGAATCATTCAAAGATTTACCAGTTAAATATATTGAAGGGTCGCTTTTTTTTTTATCAAATTTAGAGAAGGGATTACAAGAAATTATGCTGCTTTATTCCAAGAACAAATTGATGTGGACGATAATGAAAACCCGAATAGTTTTGGCAAGTTTTGGGGATACTATCACACAATTTCTTTCCTCGCCGAAAACAAAGTCTGGCAAGTTGATGAGGTTACTCGTCTTCCTCTTGTCGCTGCCTTTAATCATCTCTCTTACCTTATTGACTTTAATAACGAAAGGGATAAAATCGCTCGTGAGCAAAATAAAAAAGTTAGTTTCTAAATGAGTGTAATATCATTTTTGGTTTCTTCAGCATCAACACAAAATGATGCATGTGAAATTGGTCCATATTTTCTTATCTATGCTGATGTGGCACCAGGTCAGTGTGACCCATGTTTACCTCTAACTTGTTGGCCTTGTATTACAACATCTCAACAATTGTTTGCTGATGCTGGTTTAACAATCCCTGTTGGTGATGGATACTATTCAAATGAAATGCAACCAAATAATTATGCTACTTGGTATGTTATTGGTGGATTTCCTCAAGGTGGAGGATTCAATGGTTGTAATGTTCAACCAACTCCAACACCTACTGCAACAGGAGCAGCAGTAACACCATCTGTAACTCCTACAAACACAGAGACACCGACAAACACTCCAACTAATACAGAGACCCCTACACCAACAAAAACTCCAACACAAACACCCACTCCAACTTTAACACCAGGTTTAAGTCCAACTCCTACTGCCACACCAATACCACCATCACCAACCCCAAGTTCAACACCGAAACAGATTAACTTCAAATCTGTTGCTGATGACTTTTCAAAATTAGCCAACCTTCACAAACAACTTAATTCATTTGGATTGGGGGATGTGAATCAATTATCTTATTGGACACAACAAAGAGACAGAGAAGATAATACCTCATTCAATGCTCCATACTATCCATTGTTATATGTTGTTCCATCTCAAGTTGACAATGATTTGAGATACAAGACATGGAATATGAATGTGATTGTATCAGACATACTTGAAAGAGATTTGGCAAACCAAGTTGACATCAGTTCAGATACACTACAAATCTTACAGGATGTAATATCTCAATTTAGATTGTCTGTAACAAAAGATTTGGGGAACTATAATGACAGATACTATCTTGATGATGCTGTTGTATGTACCCCATTCCTTGAAAAGATGGATGACTTATTAAACGGTTGGAATGGTCTATTCAAGATTAAGACAATGACATCTTTAGATAGATGTTCTGCTGCCTACGAACCATTCACTGGTACACCTATTCAACATCTTGCAGGTATTAACTTCAAGACATTCCATGATGACTTTAGATTACTTGCAGACCACCACAAACAATTGAACTCATTTGGGTTTGGTTCAGTTGAGGACTTTACCTATTGGACCGAATCAAGAGACAAAGAAGAAAACACTTCATTCAATGCCCCAATCTATCCATTGATGTATGTTGTTCCTGGTGAGGTTGAACAGAACTTTGGTGATATGGTTTATTCATTCACCGTTATTGTTGCTGATATTATTGAAAGAGATTTAGCCAATCAGATTGATGTTCTATCTGACACCAATCAAATCATGGATGATATTATCGGTCAGTTCAGATTATCTGTGACTGATTCATTAGGTAATTTCAATAACGAATACTATTTGGATACACCAACAGTATGTGTTCCATTCTTAGAAAAGTATGATGACTTGTTAGGGGGATGGACAGCAGAGTTTAAGATACAAGTGATGACACCTCTTAACAGATGTGATGCAGCATTTGATTCATTCTCAACTCCAACTCCTACTGTTACTCCTACTATTACACCGACAGCATCTGTTACACCTACAAATACAGGAACACCTACACAGACACCAACAAATACAAATACACAAACACCAAGTAATACACCTACAATGACTCCAACTAATACGGAGACATCAACTGCTACGCCTACACCAACAAATACAGAAACACCAACTCAAACCCCAAGCGAGACACCTACAATGACTCCAACAAATACGGAGACAAGTACACCTACGCCAACAACTACAACAACATTAACTGCTACTCCAACAAGTACAGAAACAAGTACACCAACCCCAACTCAAACTCCTACACAAACAACAACTCCAACTACAACATTAACTTCTACTCCTACACAAACAGCGAGTGGAACTCCAACACCTACGCCAACAAATACACAGACACAAACTCAAACTCCTACCAATACACAAACAGGAACAAATACTCCAACTCCGTCTCCAACAAGACCAGCAGGAACACCGACATCAACACCAACACCAAGTGTTACGAGACCTGCAAATCAGAAATGGAATACTAATTCAACAAATTGGAATAACGAAACAGGTGTATGGAATACAATATAATTAAAAATTAAAATGACTTAATATGGCTAATTTATCAGGACAAACAATACAATCCACATATCCTGGATTATTAAATCTAAACACCGCAACAACTGGTGTTACAACAACTCCTCAAGCAATTACTGATGGGCTTGGAAATAATACAGGTTCTTTAATCGGTCAAGGACAATTATTCGGTGGAGGGATTCTTACTCTAAACAGTTATAATATCAGAAATGAATTTTATGGTAATGGAATGAGTGCAGCAGCAACTGTACCAATCAATATACAGAACGCTGGTTTCGTTTCACAATTATTTTTTGATGCAGGTGTAGCAGATTATTCTGCATTCACAATGAATATCTTAACTGCAACAACAACAGGAGACATACTTCAATGGGCGTTTTATACACCTCAAGTTGTAACAGGTAGAGGTATGGCCCCAAAAGATTTAATTCTATCAGGAATTGTTGACCCATCAACAATAGGTATTAAAACATCTGCAACAACATTCTCATTTAGTGGAGTTGGTGGAGGTCCAATATTCTTCCTTTATAGAATTAAGAATAGTGGTTCAAACCCAACCTTTAGACCTGCTGGTTCTCCTGCATCTGCAAACCAATTTGTGTTTAATGGACTGTTTTTAGGATTTACAGCAACTTTAAGTAATGCGAATGTCTATAACCAACCACAAGAGGCAAACGCAGGTATAACCAACGCAACATATTATTCATCATTAACAGGAGGTTTCCCATCAACATTTACCGCAGCACAAATACAAGGAGCGACAATAGACAACTTGGGAACAGTACCAACTTACGGATTTATATTACACACGATAAGATAATATGTACGAATTAACAGAAGAGGCTTTACAGTTATTGATTGATAAGTTTGTAAACTATATCAAAGAAGAAATAGCAAAAAAACAATTCCCCTATGCTCCTGGTTATACAGGTGGAGGAACACAAAGGGGAGTTGGTAATAAGGTCGCTTCAGGTCAGTTATATAATTCAATCAAAGGTAGTGTTACAAACACCGCTCAAGGACCAGTTGCTGTTTTAAGTTATGCTGATTATTTTCCTTATGTCAACATGGGTAGACAAGCAGGAAAGAAGTTAGTTCCAATCAAACCAATATTAGATTGGATTAAGATTAGAGGTGTTAGATTTAGAAACGAACAGGGTAGATTCAAAAAGGGTGGGAATTTAAGTATGGCATTTGCTATACAAAGAAACATTTTTAAGTTTGGTATTAAGCCTGCCAATATTTATGATAAAGGATTAGGTGGTCTTGAAAATATGTTTGCTGATTTTCCAAGAAACTTACCACCTGATTTGAGAGCAGCGGGAGAGCAATTCTTCAAGAATGTTGCTGAAGATATAAACCTATTCGTTGAGCAAACAATAGAAGAATCAATTAAAAGTATTCCAACAAGCGAATATGTTAAAATAACTTAGGAGAATGAGTTTAGAAATTAAAATAAAACAAATGCCATTGGGAGTAACCCCAACTCACTCGGACCATACATGGAATGTTGAGTTAGGTGACTATTCCGCATTTACTGACATCAGATTGGTAGTGGACATTTATAAGAACCCTTATAGAAACGATAAAGGTAATGTTCAAGATTCTGGCAAAGTTGGAAGATTATTAGTTCCATCTAATCAATTTGGAAATTGTATTTTCAGTGTTGAGACCATCGTCTATAACCTAACATCACAGAACCCAAGAAATTTGGGGGGATATGTTTCAGGAAATACAGGTGGTGAAATAATGAATCCATACTTGGTTCAATATGCCAATTCACAAACAACAACCACGACAGGATTAACTTCTCAAGCAACAATCGTTAATGATAGAACATCAACAATCTCATTCTCCAATGGATTTAACGGTGGTTATGAAGGATTTCAAAACATCTATCAGATAAATGAATACCGTTGTTTATTCGGAGTACAATACACAACCAGTGCTGGTACAATCACACAAATACCTATCAACTATTCTGCTTATACAGGATACACACCAGGTTCAGCACTTAGTATTGATGACGCATCTAACCAACCTTATGGTGTGATGATTTATCCTGGTGTTCAAGACAACAAACAACTATCACAGAAGTATTACTATTCAGCAACAAACCTGAATGGTCAATACAACTATCTCAATACAAAAGTTTATGACTATGAAATGTCTACTGGTTCAACAGGACAATTTATGTCGACCTTTGGAACAGAGACAATCCCCATGACTATTCTTGGTTCTAATGTTTATCAAACAAGATTTAGAACTCACTATTACAAATGTCCTATCATCGTAGGATTTATGTATGGGGGAAATCCTTTATTTAACAACACAGACAATGTATCAGCAATAGCATACTTACAGAAGTCACAAACTAATGGTCAGTATAACTACGATGCAATACAAACCAATCCAATAGATTTTACAGCAAGAGCAAACGCTCAAACCGTAGCACCGTATTCATTTCTTCAACAAAGAATTGCTTATGGTATATTCAAACCAAACCCCAATGTTAGAACTGATTCTGATGTTGCAATCTTCTTGTCAAACTCTTGTTCAGGAATTGATTACGATGTCAATGGAGTGTCTGAAATCGTTCAGTATAAGATGGTAGGGGATGAATGTTTTAATGACCCTGTATCGTTCCTATTCATGAACAGACAAGGTATTTGGGATACATACACATTCACAAAAAAGTATACAAAGAAATATAACGCAAATAGAAAAACTTATAACCAACAGAAGTCATTAAATACTTCTTGGTGGAACAGACAATCATATGATTCAAGTGAGACAGTATTCTATGGTGATTCAGAAGAGATTGTTACAGTTGATTCACAATTTATGAATCAGAATGATGTGGCAGTTGTTGAGGATTTACTATTGTCCCCTTATGTTTATATGATAATGGACAATTGGCTTCCTGGTACAAATCAAAATGCAATCTATCCATATTTGATTCCATGTACAGTTCAAAATAAAGAGGTTAAGGAATATCTTCAGAAGTATCAAAGAATATTCCAATATACAATTGAATTAAAACAAGTTCCATATAGAGATTACTATATGCCATTCTAACATATGCTACAAATAAGAACAACAATCAATAGTGGTTATACTTACTTGGATTTATATAAAAATGAACCAGTATTTCTATCATTATCATTTGCGGAATTACAGGACATTACCAAGAAAAATTCAAACTTTTCAAAGTCATTCTCATTACCTGGTTCAAAGAAGAACAACGAAGTATTCAACTTCTTCTATGACCTAAATGCAATCCCTACAACATTTAACCCCAACAATAAGTTTGAGGCTGTATTGATGTGGGATGGTTATGAGATTATGCAAGGTAATATCAGATTGAATGGTGTGAGTACATTGAACGGTGAGATTATTTATCAGGTTACATTTTACAATCAGGTAGGGGATTTGATGGCAAATATTGGTGATAAGTTCTTATGGGATTTGGACCTTAACTATTTGAACCATCCTTATTCTATTGATGTTGTATTACAATCACAATTAGACCCGAACTTATTTCCATTGACTGGTACAACAAACTATTCTTATCAAGACGGTAGAACCATGTGGGGATTATTCAATATTGGTTATGAATATATTTCAGGGAACACACTTAATAATGATGTAACACCATTGGTTCAGTTTTCACCGAAGGCAACAAATGGAGCATATGTTCCAACACAAGGGTTTTTTGATTTCTCAGGAAGTCCTGTACATGATTATTATTTTAAGCCAGCAATTCAAATCAAAGAATTATATGAGGAGATTATAAGAGAGGCAGGTTATACAGTTCAATCTGATTTCTTTAACACATCTTACTTTAAGAACTTCTACATGCCATTAAAGTTTGTGGATGAGACAATTTATTCAAGAAACGCTATTCCTGCTTGTTATACTTATGCCAACGGAGATTTAGGTTCATTATCACCTTCACCTTCTCTAACATATACAGACCCAACTCAAGAAGTTGCTTGTAATACATTAGGATTTATTGCAACTCCAAGTAGTTTAACAATTCAATCAGGTTATTCAGGAACATATAGATTCCAATTTACATTCACTATAAATCCTGAATACCGTTGTGATTATGATATTGGTCCAAACTATATTGACTTTTATGTAACCGATGGTATAACAACAACTCTATTATATGCAACTGAGTATTGTCAAAGAGTACCACAACAAGTATCATTTGTTCAACCATTCACATTTACTGGGACATCTACCCTATCGTTTTATTTTCAAGGTACTGGAGTACAAGTTCAAAACTATAGTCAAAATATTGTTAATGGTCCAAGATTTATTCCTGATGGTTCAATCATCAACTATGATATTGAGTTCCCACCGAATGACTACAAACAGATTGATTTCATTACATCAATCAACAAATACTATAACTTAATCGTTGTTCCAAATCCTGATAAACCAAACAATCTAATCATTGAACCGATTGTAGATTACATTGGTAAAGGACCAATATTGGATTGGACAACCAAAGTTGATTTTAGTCAACTACAATCTGTATATCCTACATCTGCTTTATTGAACGGAACATTGGAATATGAGTTTAAGTTAGACCAAGATTATGCAAACCAAGATTTCAAAGGACAAGTAAACAGAATATTTGGAACAGATAAGTTTCAATTAGGATTAGAATATAAAGACACGACAACAAAGTTTGATTATATTTTCTCATCTCCGATTGATATTACAATCAACAACTCCAATGTATCTTTACTGACTTTATCTTCAATGTCAAAGTTGAAACAGATAGATGTTAAAGGTGAAACTTTACAAACATTTGTACCCTTCAAAATTCTTCCAAAGGTTGTATATAGGGGATTGACCTTACCAAACGATAATTATGGATTCTTATCTGCAACCACAATAACCACAAGTGGAGCAACTTGTAAATCAGGTATTCAAATTATAATTACAGGACCAGGATATATTCAATGGCAAGATTGTAATGGTGTTGCCAATTATAATTATTATAGTGGTTCATTTCCCCAATCTACTTACTTCCCACAATGTAATGATATATCAACATTTAGAGGAGGACCGTACTTTCCATCAGCACCATTTTATTTTTATTCATCGGGGTCAAGTTGTACATCAGTTGCAAATGTTTCATCAACATATCAGACATGGTATTTGAATGGTGGTCAGCAAGATAGATTTCAAAACATAAATAGATTTACAACCTATCCATTCGCATATACAGGATTCTCACACTACATTAACTTTAGAGGTGAGGACCAATCAAACATTACGCCATCAGAATATGTATTTGATTCAGAGGATTTATATGACATTTATTACAAACCTTATGTAAACGATATTATTTCTGAAGAAAACAAAATCTTCTCAACAAAGATTTATCTATACCCTCAAGATGTTCAGAAATTAAGATGGAACGAAAGAATCTTGGTCAACAACTCATACTTTAGAATTAACAAGATTACGAATTGGAACGCACTTGAACCAAGTATATGTGATATTGAATTGGTTAAACTAACTAAAGATTATCCAAGTCATAACATTTTATACTATGATTTAATTCCATGTGCTGGTGGGGAAAACAGACATAGTAATTCAGATTTGAATTATCACTTATACGCTTACGCAGGAAACTATGTAACACTATATGATGACGCATTGAACTATTTGGGATGTCATCAAGTTCAAGTAGGGTCTTATAATCCATTGTATAATTATCAACATTATTATATTTCATCAGGATATACATCAAATTTGGTAAACTCATTCCCTGATTGTGGATGTACTGGTAGAACTCCATTTGATATTGTTCAAGAAGAACCAGGTATTCCAAGATTCTTTTGGTATACAGGATTATCTTGTTCTGATTCAGGAACGACTTATACATTCAAATCAACTGATTCAAATTTATTATCAGGTGTAACCTCATATAAGGTTCAGAATACGGCAACAACAATAACAGAATGTGTATATCAAGTTAAACCATCATTCATCAATCCGACCAATTATGTTCAGATATTATCTGCATATACAGATTGTAATGAATGTAATTATGTTCCACCTACCCCAACGCCAACTCAAACTCCAACAATTAGTTTGACACCATCTAATACACCAACGATTAGTGTTACACCAAGTTTAACTGCAAGTCCAACACCATCACCTAATCCATATTGTTATACAATACAAGGAAGTACAACATACTATGGTGAATGTTATTTCTGTCCGAATACTTACAGTAGTTTCACAGATTGGTTTATAAGATTCTTTGATGGTTGTAACGGTACACAAATACCAGCGCCATTGAATATGAATGTAATCGCACATTATAGTGATGGTTCAACACAAAATACATTTATACCTGCTGGTGGAACTGGTGATTTCTTCATCGCTTCAAGTGATGTACAATGTGGATTCCCACCTGACTGTATTGAATTTAGAAGTCCAACATTTGAATATGCTGATGTAATACCTGTAACAGGAAGTATTACAGAATGTTGTACAGGACCAACACCAACACCTACAAATCAAACACCGACTCCTACAACAACATTAACCGCAACACCAAGTTCAACACCACCTGTGGGAGATAAGAGTTTAGTGATTTATGTAAGAGATGTTGCCGTGACTCAACAAAATGTAACATTATTCTATAGCGTTAATTATGGTTCTAATATAAACATACCTGGTGCAACAGGTGTTATTTTACCAATTAGTTGTTCTCAAATTTATACAATACCAGGATTAGCGGCTGGAGATGTTGTAACAATCGGAAATAGTTTAGGTTGTGTATTGGAAGGAACGGCAGGAACTTTATCTTGTCCATCTATTACAAGTTTCAATATAAATTATACTTATGTAGTAGACGCTCCATCAACACAGGCAATATCATTAACAGTTGATACTAATTTTATACCTTAATAAAAACCATATTTATAAGTAATGAGTTGTAATTTATATGTTCACAATGACCCAACGGGTGGAAGCAAATATATTTCAGGGACTACCTGTTCAGGTACGGAAGCATATTATACTTTAACTCTTGGTCAATCAATTTGTTTTAATGATGATTTACCTTTACTCAATGAGTGTGGTTTGGTTATTTCTGGTTCATGCCTTGCTGTAACCCCAACTCCAACAACAACTCCTTATGAGTATTGTTATTTTTCATCATTTACATACAACAGTATTGCATTCTCTTGTCCGAATGGTTCAACTGTTTTTAATGTTTATGGTGTATTTAGATTTTATGCGACTATTCAAGGTATAATAGTATCATCACATCCTGACTTATCATTTGTGGTGAGTAATGGAACTGATTTTGAAACTGTTGTTATTCCTGATGGGCAAAAATCAACTGAATTTGTTTATGCGAAAGTATTACATGATGCGTGTGGAACAAGTAATTGTACACCAACTGTTTTTCCTGATTGGATTATTTATACACCACCAGTAACAAATTGTTTATTATTTACACCAACACCAACAGTTACACCAACTAATACACCTACTAATACTTCAACTCAAACACAAACGCCTACTAATACACCTACTAACACTTCAACTCAAACACAAACGCCTACTAATACATCAACTGAAACTAGTACTCCTACACCAACGCCAACAACAACATTAACAGCTACACCAACTCAAACACCAACGAATACTTCTACAACTACTCAAACGCCAACTCAAACGCCAGCACCAAGTTGTGATGTTAATTATGATATTTTACAAACGCCAACACCAACGGCAACATCAACTGTTACTCCAACCAATACATCAACACAAACACCAACTAATACATCAACTAATACTGCTACGCCAACTAATACAGCCACAAGAACTCCAACACCAACTAATACATCCACAAGAACTCCAACACCTACTAATACACCAACTCAAACTTTAACACCATCACCAACAGAAACATTATTACCATTCTCACCAGCAAGAATTGCTGATTTATATGTATGGTTTGACGCTTCAAGTGGAACAACTTATTCAACAAGAGTATCTGCGCCATTTACTTATGTTACTTCTTGGACAGGTAGAACAGGACAAATAGTTAATCAACCAAATACTTCTTTACAACCTCAATTAGTACAAGGAGTTAATGGATTACCGTTCTCTGGTGTTACATTTATTGGAACAGGAATTAACCTAACAGGAACAACAACGGGAACAACCCCATCGGGAAATACTACCTTTGTTGTTTCATACGCACCTAATGAGGCTAATGCATTACAATTCCAAATTGATACTAGTAATGGTGAAGGTATTTCATCTCAATATGTGAATTTTGATGTAATTGAAGGTAGAACAGCGGGTAGAAAAATATCATGGGGTTCATGGTCATCAAATCAGTATTACCCTAAATCGTTAATGATTGTAAGTGGTGGAACATCAAATGGAGGAGGTTCAATAAATGGTATTGTACCGTCATCAACATCGGGTACATTTACTTATGGTGGCAATATGACCAACATTAAAATGAGTGATGTTTCTGCTGACTCTCAAGGTACGATTTATGAAATTGTTGTTTACAATAGAACATTAACTTCAACTGAAATTGCAAATGTAGAAAACTATTTGAAAACTAAATGGAATTATTCTAACTGGGGACCAACACCAAGTCCAACTCCAACTAATACATTAACCCCAACCTCAACTCAAACACAAACTCCGACTAAAACTGCAACTAATACGCCTACTCCAACAAGAACACCTAACCCAACAACAACCCCAACTGTTACACCGACAAACTTACCATTCTCACCAGCAAGAATACCAACACTATTCCAATGGTTTGATGCATCATCAGGTTCAACTTATTCAACAAGAGTATCTGCAGGTAAAACTTATGTTACAACTTGGAGTGGTAGAACAGGAAGTATATTAACACAGACAGGAACAACATTACAACCACAATTAGTTGCGGGAGCTAATGGATTACCATTCTCTGGTGTTACATTCTCTGGTTCAGGTATAAACCTTTCTGGTACAACATCAGGAACAACACCATCAGGTAATACAACATTTATAGTATCATACGCTCCAAACGATATAAACGCATTAGAGTTCCAAATTGATACAACTAATGGTGAGGGTATTTCATCACAATATACAAATGTTGATGTAATTGAAGGTAGAGTTGTCGGTGGTAAAGTACAATTTGCTAGTTGGACATCAAGAACTAAATATCCTAAATCATTAATGATTATAAGTGGATATACAAGTAATGCTGGTGGAACAATAAACGGAACAACTCCATCATCAACATCAGGTACATTTAGTTATGGAGCGAATATGAGAGGGGTTAGAATGAGTGATATTTCTGCGGATACTCAGGGAACTATCTATGAAGTAATTGTATACAATAGTGTATTAACACCATCTCAAATTCTTCAAGTAGAAAATTACTTACAAACTAAATGGAATTATTCAAGTTGGTAAAAATTAAATTATGGGTACACAAGTAATATTATCATCACCAAACTATACGGGTTTAATTGCCGATATAGAATTTAGAGCACAAACAGGTGGAACTTTTAGTTTAGGCTCACACATAATACCTTACACCGTTGATTTAGATTATCCTTATGGTCTATATCAATTATGTTATAGTGCTTACAACTCTTGTTGTGAAACATTGATTATTGCCCCAACACCAACCCCGACAGTAACTCCAACTAACACACAAACACCTACAACTACAACAACTTTAACTACCACACAAACACCTACTAACACAGCAACAAATACACAAACACCTACCAATACTGCAACCCCAAGTGTAACTCCAACAATGACACCTAATTTTGTTGCGGATTGTTTATATTTTAGTGCTTCAAGTGATGCAAGTGCAACTTATCAATCTTATGTTGGATTTTATTATAAAGTGGATAATACTCCAAGATATTGGGATGTTACTAATCCAACACCTTTCCAAACTGAATGTGCTAATTTACCACAAACTGGTTTACCATATGCAATGTTTAGTGGAGTAACAGGTTATATCATGGCTTTGAATCAAGGTCAAGCAGGTCAAGGGGCTTGTTTATTAACATCAGGATATACTAATTTAGAAGTATGTGGTTATATCCAACCAGCCAATCTTGGTAGAACAAATATAAATCCAAATTGGACATTAAATCAAGGTATTTATGTTCCAAGTCAACAAGTAGTTAATATAGTTGGTGGTGGACAATATCAAATATTTTGGTGTGGTTTTCCAATTCCTGGAGCATCACCAACTCCAACATCAAGTGTGACTCCAACTGTAACACCAACTAATACTCAAACTCCAAGTAATACGGCAACAAATACACAAACACCTACTAATACAGCAACAAAAACACAAACACCTACCCCAACAAAAACACCTGTTTATTATCAATATGATTGTGAGATTTGGAGTGACAATGGATTCTCTTGTTCAAGAACAGGTACGGCTAAAATCAAATCAGTGTCACCTTTACAAATAGATTGGTATTACTGTCAAACATATGATTGTACATTCCCTTATTCTAAATATAAACCAAAGGTATTTGTTGGAGTCGGTAATTCACCATCATATCAAGCATGGTCTCAACCTCCTGGTACTGGTGCACAGGTAAACTGTACTTTTGTAGATTGTTGTAATTAAAAATTGACTATGGAAATAAAGATATTTTATAATGAAGAAGAGGTTAAACCAGCAATGGTTTTATTCCCAAGCAAACTAAACATTTTAATGAATGATGTAAGAGATGGATTGCCAAATCTTGTCAACAATGTTGAACACATTTCATTTCTAAAAGAATACATGAAGTATGGCAAATAAGAAAATTGAAGTTGATGTAATAATTGACTCGGCTGACTCCCAACAGAAACTACGAGAACTTACCAAAGCACTCAAACAACTTCCTGCTGGTACAGAAGATTGGAAAAAAGTTTATGGAGAAATTGATGGACTTAAAGACCGATTAGCAGGTGCCAGAAAAGGTACAGATGATTGGGTTGACTCATTAGAGAATGCTGGTGGTCCATTAGGAATGGTGGGTAAAGGTATTAACTCAATGAAGGTTGCCTTCTCATCCTTTAACACAGCACTTAAAGCATCTATTATTGGATTGGTTGTTGCTGCCATTGGTGGTTTAGTTGCTGCGTTCTCTCAATCAGAGGTTGCGATGAAGAAACTCCAACCATTGATGATTGGTTTTGAGAAGATTCTTGGTGGTATATTTAGAGCATTTGAACCAGTATTGGATGTATTCATTGAGATGGTGGAAGCAGTTCTACCTCCATTAACAAAAGGTATTGGAATATTCTATTCAGTTCTATTTGGTTTATTTACACTCATCACAGAAGTCGGTGTTGGTATTGGAAAAACATTAAAAGGTATTTTTACTTTTGATTGGGATTCAATCACAGAAGGTGTATCACAAGCGGCTGGTTCTATTTCTAAAGCAGTTGGAGCGGGTGAACAAGCCTACGCTCGTTTTGAAGCAGGTACAAAGGAATTAACAAAAACCGAGAAAGAGAATTTAGCGAAAAGACAGAAGAATAATGAAGATGCTGCAAAGAAGGCAGAAGAATTAAGAAAACAACAACTTGAAGCACTTAAAGCAGACCTTGATGCCAAGATTAAACTTGAGACAGATAAGGAGAATACTTCCAAAGAAGCATTAAAGAAATTATTAGACGAAAGATATAAGGCTGAGCTTCAAGATAAAAAATTATCTGACGCTCAGAAATTAGTATTACAAGCGGAGTATGCAAAAAAGTTAGAAGAGGCATTAGCCGCTGACGAAGAAAAAAGAAGAAAGAAAAGAATTGCAGAACTTGATGCTTTAGCACAACTTGAGATTGATAAAGAGAATACCAATGCTCAAGAATTAAAGTTTCTTCTTGATGCGAGAATGCAAGAAGAAATCAGTGCTACTGAAATGTCTGAAGCAGAGAAGGAGGCTATAAGAATCAAGTATAGAAAACAACTTGAAGCAGCACTCAAAGAAGATAGAGAAAGAGAAAAGAAGGAAAGATTAGACGCTTTATTTGTTGAATTAGAATCAAGTAAAAACAACTATGCACAACAATTAGAAGTATATACAAAACTCCAACAAGAACTTACCAATTCAACAGATTATAGTGAGAATGAAAGAATTGAATTAAGAAAGAAATATTCCGATGCGATACTTCAAACTTTAGACACTCAATATGCAAATGAGAAGACAAAGATTGAGGATAAGTATGGTGAGTTCAAAAGATTTGATTCAGAATACTATGCGGCACAAAGACAAGCGGCAGACCAAAATCAGATTGACCTCAAAAAAGCATTTGATTCAGGTGCAATTAACGCTCAGGAATACACAAAGAGATTAGCGGATTTATCAAAGGCAAGAAAAGAAATTGACAAGGCTGAGATTAAATCATCAGAAGAGAAGGTTCAGTTAATTGGAAATGCGTTAGGTCAATTATCAAACATTGTAGGACAAGATACAGTTGCGGGTAAAGCATTCGCAATTGCAAAGGCAACAATTGATACATACCAATCAGCGGTTGCGGCTTACAAATCATTGGCGGGTATTCCTGTAATCGGACCAGCACTCGGTGCAATTGCGGCAGCAGCGGCAGTGGCATCAGGTATTGCTACGGTTAAAAAGATTGTGGCAGTTCAAGTTCCAAATGCTCCCCAAACAGGTGGAGCACCAGTGTCACAAGGTAAACCATCAGGACCAGCAGAAAGGGTTGCCATTCCTGTTAATGCAACTCCACAAGGGAAAGCACAGGGTGGATTGGTTAGAGGACCTGGTGGAGAGATTTCTGATTCCATACCAGCATTATTATCCGATGGTGAGTTTGTAATCAATTCTCGTTCAACAAGATTATTCCAACCATTACTACAATCCATCAATGAAGCGGGAAATCTACCAGGTTTTGCTGCAGGTGGAATGGTGTCAAAACAACAGTCAAATGACAATACGACAGATAGATTAGTACAAGCAGTTCAATCAGCATTAGGTCAAACTCCAATCAGAACTTATGTATCATCAACAGAGATTTCTAATACTCAACAATTTGATAGAGTAATTAAATCTCGTTCTTTAATATAAAAAGTGGGATAAATACAAATGTTTAATATTTATAAATAATGAAAGGAACTAAAATAGTTGAACTTTTTATTGATGAGGAATACATTGAGGCTGGTATTGAAGCCATCTCATTGGTTTCAAAGCCCGCTCATGAGGAAGAATGGATGGCTTTTAATGCTCAACAACCTGTTGACGAATATTCTCCATACAAAATTGTATCCGATGATTTTTGTAACCATCATCCAAAGTTAAGAACATTGGGTGAACCAGCAGGTCAATTAGAATCTGAAGGATGGGAAGTTATTAGAGTTGAAAGAATGACCCCACAAATGGTTCATAAGATGGCAAATGAGAAGTTCTCAAATCCAAATGGTGAATCAGAATTAGACAAAGAAAATTATAGAATAAGATATAAGTATGTAGGTCCAAGAGATGACAAGAACAGACAATTCTGTTCTGATATGTTGAGTGCCAATCGTGTTTATAGAATTGAGGATATTGATGAGTTGACAGACAACATGGCGAATGAAGAGTTCGGATTCTACAATATATTCTTATGGCGTGGGTCATTCAACTGTCGCCATGTATGGGTTAGATTGATATACAAGAAAGAAGGTAAGATTATCAACAATGCCAACTCAACAAGAGGATTGGAAGATACACAGAAACTTGGTCCAAATTTACAACCTGATACAAGAAACGACGCTACTGTTGCAAACCCTGGTAAGAACTCATGGAGACCAGGTGTTCCAAGAAACGGTAATTTATTTGCTGAATCAAAAGGATTGGAAGATGCATGTTGGGAAGGATATGAACCAATAGGTCTCAAAGATGATGGTTCTCCAAATTGTGTTCCAATCAAAATGACCGAAGATGATTTTGCTGACATCATTTCTGACTACCCTGAAGGAGTTAAGAACGCAGCAAAAAAAGCAGTTGAATGGGCAGAGAAAAACGGATGGGGTTCATGTGGAACTGCTGTTGGTAAAACAAGAGCATCTCAACTTGCAAAAGGTGAGAACATTTCAGTTGATACATTAAAGAGAATGTATTCTTACCTATCAAGACATAAGGCTGATTTGACAAGTTCAAAATCTTATGATGAGGGATGTGGTAAGTTGATGTATGATGCATGGGGTGGTGAAGCCGCTCTAACATGGGCAGAAAAAAAAATTAAATCGTTGGAAAAACAAAAGATGGTTTTTTCATTTGATGAAGATAAGAGAATCGTTGTAGGTGCTGCTATGGTGCCGAATAAGATGATTCACAGATATGATGACTTAGGAAACTTATACTATGTATTCTTTTCAAAGGAATCAATTAAGAAGATGGCCGACAAATTCTTAAAAGAAAAAAGAACCGATGAAACATCTGTTCAACACAATGGATTGAAGTTAGGTTCTGACAAAGTATTCATTACCGAATCTTGGGTAAGTGAAGACCCTGTATTAGATAAATCACATTTTTTCGGATTTGAACTTCCAGCAGGAACTTGGTTCGTGGCTATGAAGGTCCATGACGATAAAGTTTGGAAGATGATAAAGGAAAAATCTCTGACAGGATTCTCAGTAGAGGGTCTGTTTGCGGAGAAATCAGTTTTCTCAAAAGAAGACAAACAAATAAACCAAATAAGTAAAATACTTAAATCAATTACAGATGAACAGTAAAGAAGCAATTAAAAAAATTATGGACATCCTTAATTTCAAGAGTGAAAAATTCTATGACGCTAAAACCGAACAAGGTATTATGGTGAAAATGGAAGGTGACGCTTTGGAAGTAGGAAAGACATTGTATGTTGCAACAGATGAAGGTATGATTCCTGCACCAGCGGGCATTCACAAATTGGAAGATGGTTCTGAAATAGAAGTTGATGAAGAAGGCAAAGTTTCTAAAATCAAGATGAGCGACTTAACATACGGTAAGGAAGAAGAAACCGATGACGCAAAACTTGAGAAGAAGAAAAAAGAGGCTGAAATCAAAGACCAAACTATGGCTGAATCAGAAGAACCAAAGATTGAAATGGAAGATGGTGATATTAAACTTAAAGATGGTTCTGTATTAAGAATCGGTGGAGAATCCACTGAGGTTGGTACAAGAATTAAAAAAGTTGGATATGATGGCACATTATCAGCAATCGCTGACGGAGCCTATGAAACTGCTGACGGTAAAGTTATGCAAGTTGTAGGTGGTGAAATCAAAGGAATTCAATCCAAAGCAGCAGAAAAAGCAAGAGGTGGAGAATTCGTTGAAGCAAAATCAGGTGACCTTAAATTAGAATCCCCAACATTTGATGTGGGAGAAAAAATTGATGTGGTTGCAGAAGATGGTAAAATGACTTCAGCACCAGACGGCGAACACCAAGTTGAATTGAAAGATTCAGAAGGTAAAGAAGTAAAAATTAGAGTTATTGTTAAAGACGGTAAAATTACCGAGAGAGAAAATGTTGAAGAAATGAAAACAGAAACCGATGAGATGGATGGATTCATTGATGCATTTGCTCAAGCAATGAAAAGAATTGAAGTTAAACTTGATGAGATTTCAAAGAAAAATGAAATCCTTGAGGCTAAGTTCAAAAAATTCTCAAACGAACCTGCGGGGGATAGAGTTAAAAGACAAATAAACCAAGAATTTTCAAGTTCAACTAACTCAAAGTTAGAAGGATTCAGAAGATTAAGAGAGACGATGTCTCAAAAAAATTAAAACAAAATAAAATAATAAGATGAAAAAAAATCTTTCAAAATTGAATTTTAGTTACGATTTGGGTGGATTATCTGCTTATGTTGATGCATTAAACAGCGACATCATCAGCGAAGCGGTATTGACTCCTGTTACTATGGAATATGTAAATGTTATTCCTGGTATTAAAGGAACTCAAAATGTAAACTTACTTTCTGAAACTTTAGTAGTTCAGACTGGTACAAACTGTGGTTGGTCAAATAGTGGTCAAACTACATTTACTGTTGCTCCATTAACAGTACAAGCATTAAAGGTGAATGTTTCTTTATGTTTACAACAATTGAACACCCTTTGGTTAGGACAATACTTAAATGCAGGTTCTTACAACGAGAACGCTCCATTTGAAGAAGCAATCATCAACTTACAAACTAAGCAAATCAAAAGATACAACGAAGATTTGTTATGGAATGCAACAACTGGTGCTTCAGTAAACACTTTCTCTGGTTATAAAGAACTTTTAGCAAACACTGCGGGTGTTGTTAAATTAACAGGTCAAACTGCTTTATGTTCAGTTACAGGTACTTCTGCTCAAGAAAAAGCAAACAATGTTCTTGCTCAAATTGACAACCTTATCAACTCAATGAGTAGAGACATCTACGATAGAGATGACATCGTAATCTTTATGTCTCAAGCACAATTTAAGTGTTATATCACAGCAATCAGAAATGTGAACAATTTCTACATTGATTCAAGTGAAAACAAATTAGGTTCTGTTTATTCAGTTTACCATCCACAAACTAACTTTAGAGTAGTAGGTGTTCCAGGTTTAGCAGGTTCAAACTTAATCGCATTAGGACCTCAACAATACTTCTTAGCAGGTGTTGACTTACAATCTGATGAAGATTCATTTAGAAGTTGGTTCAGTGTTGACTTCCAAGAAGTGAGAGTAATGGCTGCTTGGAAATTAGGTACATCAATTGCGTTCCCGCAATTCTTTGTAACTAACGGTTTATCATAATTGATGAATTAAAAATAATATGGGGAGGACGAATTGCCTCCCCATTAAAAAACATAAACTAATAAATAAATCATATAACAACATGGCTTGTAATTTAACGGCTGGTATTCAATTAAGTTGTAGAGATAATGTCGGTGGTGTAAAAACCGCTTGGATTACTGATTACACAAACATTGCGTCAATCACTCAAACAACAGGGGATACTATCACAGCAATATCAGGAAGTGGAACTTTCTATGAGTTCCAATTGATTAGAACTTCTTCTCAATTCACTGAAACTGTAAATGCATCGTTGGAAAATGGTACTGTATTTTATACACAAGAATTGGTTACTTACTTTGCTAAATTAGCACAAGATAAGAGAAACATTCTTAAGACACTTGCACAATCACAAAGATTGGCAATTGTTATTGAGGACAATAATGGTGATTATTTCTATTTAGGACAAACTTATGGCTCATTTATCTCTGCTGGTACATCAGTAACAGGTAAGGCTTTAGGAGACCAAAATGGTTATAATATGACATTCCAAGCACTTGAACCAAATCCAATGAATCAACTTGCGGGTTCTTTAGCGTCTGTCGCTACAGGAATCACAGTTCAGGATTTCAACTAAATTTAATTAACATGGGGGGTGAATAACCCCCTGTGTTATATTTATATTCGTATGCTATTAATCAAAACAAATCAAAGGAATACTCTTGTTGTGACTGTATCACAGAATGCAACAATACCAAATCCTGAATGGTTATTTTCATTTACACACATCTTTTCAAAAAGACAAGTGAGGTTTATTGGCACGGACATATCTGTTCATAGAAGTAGATACGATGAGTTTGAATTCATTGAAGGTACTGGTGCTGGTAAGATTCAATTTCCTTATGAAGGTTTATATACTTATGGTATATACCAACAGCCACAGGGTTCTGGTAATCTTAATCCATTATTATCTGATGGAGTTATTGAGAATGGTCAGGCTTTAGTTATTGTTCAATCAGCGAATACAACGAATGATTATTATGTTGAGTATGTTTCGGGTAATGAATTTAATTCTAATTACATCTTTGCACCCAATGAGATAAACCCTTAATGATTATTCGCTACAAAAAGTATATTTATAGATATGGAAGAACAAAAAAATGATTTATTCGTACACTCTTTTCAAGTTGCACGAGTACCAATTATTGAAGAACAACCACAATTAAATCAAAGAACGCCTTGGATTTATTATGGAATCGCCAACCTTGCACCCCAAGAGTTAATTCGTTTATATAACAGTTCTCCGACTCATAGAGCCTCTGTAATGTCAAAATGGTATGGTGTTAGGGGAGAAGAAATATCGTTGAGAAATGGGGATGATAAGAGGTTACAAATGGCTAATAGCCTTGGTGACACCGTTTATGACATTTGGAATAAGGCTTGTTTAGATTTTATTCTCTATGGGGCATTTTCGGTAAATATTGTTTGGAGAAGAGACAGAGATTTAGGATTTGAAATGTATTCAATGGATACATCAAAATTAAGAGCCGAAAGAAGTGATTTAGATGACCATGTAAACAATTACTTCTATTCATCAGATTGGGCATTCCCTAAAAAGTTTGTTCCAAGAAAACTTCCATCATTTAATCCAAATAGAGAAGAACCATCACAGGTTTTCTATTATACAACACATTCACCAGGTAATGAATATTATGCTACTCCAACTTATTGGGGTGGTTCAACTGCAATTGCAACAGAAGTTGAGGTATATAATTTTTGGCATTCCAATATCATTAACGGATTAAATCCATCATTGTTTGTTTCACTCAACAGCGGCATTCCCGCACCTGAGGAGAGAGAGCAAATCTTTAATACTCTAACTGCGAAATATTCTTCAAGCAACAACCCTGGAAAATTAATGTTGACCTTTGCAAATTCAAAAGAAGAAGCACCAGAGATTACAACAATATCACCAAATGGTTCTGACAAAATGTGGATTGAAATGAATGCTTCAGTTCAACAAGCAATCTTAACATCTCACCAAATTAGTTCACCTGAATTATTAGGTATTCAAACACCAGGTGCTCTTGGAACTCCTGACCACCTTGAAGCACAGGACCACTTCTTTAATTTGGTTGTTAAACCTATTCAAGAAGAAATCAAAAAGGTATTTGAAAAGTTATTGTTATTAAGAGATGGTCAACCAGCCGAGATTGATATTAAACAATTTGAAATGGTTACAGTTCCTGATGAAACACCAATTGAAACAGTTGATGTGAATAAAGATGTAATAGATAAAACAAACGAAACAATTCAATAATATGTCACAAGCAATAGTTCCTCAAAATATATTGATGATTTCAGAAAATGTTTTGAAATCATTTACAGATATAGACCCCAATGTAACTTCAAGTGTTCTTCTACCATTTGTTACTTTAAGTCAACAACTGACCCTTGAATATATCATAGGTCGTCCTTACTATGTTCAGTTATTACAACAAATAGCGGATGGTTCAATTTCAGGTGATACTACAAATTTTAATTTCTTAAATTATTTCTGTAAGCCTTTATTGATATGGGATTCCTACAAGTTGGCACTCCCCTCAATTTTTATGAGGATTAAAAATAATGGAATTGTGAATGGTGCTGAAAAAACTGTATCAATTTCAGAAATGGAATTTATGCAAAACAAAGCGGATTCTACATCTCAATTCTTCCAAGAGAGAATGAGACAAGAGATTATCTTCAACTCAAACTTTTATCCGTTATGTTATAATTTTACATCAACACAAGGATTATTTCCTCACTTGGGGAAAAATTATTTCAGTGGTCTTCATCTTACGAATGGACATGGAGATAATGCGGCAATGATGAATGGTTTTATGAGAAGTGGTATGGGAATATATTCAGGACCTGAATTTGCTTGTGTATGGGGAGGACTATACTAATATGACAGAAGGAATAATTTTAATCATATCAAACGCATTAACAGCAATCGCTTCATTCTTTGTAGGTAGAAGAAGAAGTAATGCTGAAACAGATAATCAAGTGTTGAGGAATCTTGAATTGTCTGTAAATTTATATCGTGGAATAATTGATGACCTGAAGTCAGAAATTGAATCATTGAATATCAAGATTCAAGATTTGGAAAAGAAGGTTGATATGTTACATGAGGAGAATAAAACTCTCCGTTCAAAAACAAAAGTTAAATAATGAAAGAAGAAATAATACTACATTTTGTTCACTGTCAAACACAGATTAGATTCAACCATTGGGCAACTTATGGTGATGCAATTCATAGAGCACTTGGTGAACTATATGAACTATTAGATGATTCAATTGATGACTTTGTTGAGACAATGATTGGAAAACCAGAGTACGGTAGACCAGAGTTTGGTGAGACATTCTCAATTGAGTTTGACAATCCAAACACAATGGATAGTAAAGTATACCTTGCACAGTTCAAGGATTTCTTATTCCAATTATCAAAAGCCTTAGACCCTGTTAGAGATACAGACCTCTTAAATAAGAGAGATGAAATCTTGGGTCATGTGAACCACACATTATACCTTTTAACACTTAAATACTAATGCCAATTCCAACACCAGAAAAAGGGGAGAAAGCCGATGACTTCTTACCAAGATGTAAGAAAGCAATATCAGATGAATATCCATCAGAACAGGCACTTGCTATTTGTTACGAAAAAATAAAAAATAGAAACATGAGTAAAGAAACAGAAGAAGTATTTGTTCTTACCCCAAAGAAGGCGGAGAACAGAGGTTCTTATATCAGCAGATGTTCATCACATACAAAGATGAAATCACAATACCCTAACATGAAGGAGAGATTGAATAGTTGTATGAACGCATTTAACGCTTATTACAAGTACTGGTCTCGTCTTGAGGAGTTTGGTTCAGAGGACCATCCTGATGTGAAATTTGAGGGTTGTATGTCCAATTACAAGGCTGCTGGTAAAGATTACAAGGAAGCCTATTCATTATGTATGGGTGAGTTAATTGTTGAACCTGTTGCAATGGAAAACATGGATACAAACATTGGTGATTGTGTAGCCAAAAGATTAAAAGAAGAACCGTCTTTAACTCGTGAAGAAGCCAGAAAAAGATGTGCCGCTTCAGTAGTGGTACAACCATCAGGTGGTTCTAATCCAGCAGTTGTTGGAGCACCTGTTGCAGTTGCGATGGCTGAATGTCCACCAGCAACTTTAGACATCCCTACAAATATTGAAAATAGACAGAAGTGTATTGACCAAGCAAACTACGGTCCATTAGACCCGAATCTTCCTAATGAAGATTATTGGAAAAAAAAAGCAGACCAGTTTAATACCACACCTGATGAAGCAAAAAAGGCTCGTTGTGGAAACTGTTCATTCTTCGTTCAGACAAAAGAAATTTTAGATTGCATCGCTCAAGGATTGGGTGATGTGGGTAATGACCCATATGATTCAATCAAAGCAGGGGATTTGGGATATTGTGAAGCATATGATTTCAAATGTGCCGCAAGTCGTACCTGTGATGCGTGGGTTGTTGGTGGTCCAATAACAAATTAATATTGATTACCAAGATACTATTATTATATTTAGTATTGTGAGGGGTGCTACGCCATTGTTATTTTTACTCCCATTTTAATCTATTGTTTAAGTAGCCCCCTCATTTCTTATAAATCGTTATGTGTTAAAAGTCAGGTTCTAAAAAAATCTGACTTTTTTTTATTATTTGCTTGACACTATACCCACCTACACCTATACTTTATATATAAAACAATAGGACATGACAACATCATACGAAATCACAAACTTTGATACATTAGAAACAGTAATCGTATCAACCGCTGACCAAATTAAATTAACTATCCGTAATTGGAATGAATATTTCAGTACCAAAGAAATTATTTATCAAGTTAATAAATGGGTAGAAGGTGGTTCTATGTGGTCTTTAGACATGGGTAATGTTACAATAACTAAAAAATAAAAAAGAAAAAAATGGGACAGATTAAAAAATTATTAGACGATTTATTATTAGAGGAAAACTATGTATTTCCAGATGACTTTGACATTGATTACAAAACAGTTAGAGAAAGACAATTAGAAGCAGAGTACGCGGCATACGAAGAAATGTTGGCAGATTCAAAATAAAATATTAAATTTGTAGACATGGCAGCATCCATTCAAATAACTTATGTGAGAGACACAATCACTGTGAGACATGGTGAAACAAATGAGGTTCTATATTCAAGACCAGCATCCGAAGAGGATTGGATTAGAATATGGGACGCAATAAGACAAGACAACATAATAGATATAACCCCAATAGATTACGACAATGAGAACTAAAGAAGAAACAATCATTTTTCAGAACCAATCACACCTTGTTCAAAAATATTTTGAAGCATGTGGGTTCTGCCCAACCTTATTAGAAATTGCATTAGCAACAGATGTGATGGTTGACTTTGCAACCAAAGGTCCAACCAAAGAAGTATTAACACGATTTGAGAAGATGCAGAATCATATTGATACTGCAAAATCTAAGATGAAAAAATAATTCTCTAGCATATAAGTGGTGAGGTTGTTACTGCCATTATTTTCCTCACCCACCCCTGTCATTCTCTATGATGGGGGTTTTTTATTTTATAAAATATTTTGCCAGTAATTTTATTCTCCGTATCTTTGTGGGACACAAATAAAAAATATACACTATGAACATTGAACGATTAGAAGGTTTAGAAATCAAAGGTCCTCAAATTAATTTATTATTTTATTCTCCTGACAATGGTGATATGCAGGCTCAGTTTTGGATTCCAAATGCTGGTGAGGAGGTTCTATGTGAATTACCCATTAAGACATGGAATAACGCTGTTGCCGCTCTTTGTACTTACTTGGAATTGAATGGTGAATCTCGCAAATCAATCAATAAAAAAATTGATGGTTTCATTAAGAATATTCAAAATAATTTAGTAACTTCGTAAAAATTAAAACACTATGGAAACTATAACAAGATTAAACTACGGACAACATATGTTGTTTTCTTATCTATGTATCTCAATCGCAGGTAGAACAGATACAGTATTAACTTCTGAAGTATTAGAGGAGTTAATCAATCAAGTCATAGAATTGACTGATGAAGAGCATTATGACTATAAGATTGAGGATTGTCCTGACTTCAAGATTATGACCAACCCTGAAAATTCTTATGATATTTTCTGTGATTTTTGGGATGAGAACGAAGTTTATTTTGTAGAGTATATATAATTCCTTACCTTTGTAAAAAATAAAACACTATGGAAAATTTAGTAATTACATTCAAGTACAAAACAGGTGACATCAATCAGATTATGTCAACCGCAGATTTCCAAACACTGATTGAGAAGTTTGGTCTTATGGAAGTAGAAAACATTTTATTGGATGACAAACAAAACTGTTTGAATGTTGGGGTAAATCCTGACAAAGTATTAGTAGATGTCTATGAAGATGCTAAGTTAGTTGCAGTTGAATCTGAAATGGGTACATTAGATTACTTCTTGGGTCGTCCATATACCTACAAAGTAGATGGAAAAAAATTAAATAATTTTCTCACACTTTCAAACTAATTCCTTACCTTTGTAAAAAATCACACATTATGAAAATGAAAAACAAATTAGATGTATGGGTTATATCCCGAGTTTCAGTATTCTTAAATGAATCAATCCACAGTGAGCAAAACTATTCTGTCTTCTGGTATTTTGACGATGGTTCAGCAGTTGAGGTTGATTGTCAAAAGAGAGAAATCAATTTCATTGATTGGTTAGGTGATGATAAAACTTACTATTCAATAGTTGGAGTTGCCGCTATGTCAGATTACACTACAAACGATTGTTACACCGATAAAAAATAACAGACCATGACAAATCAACTTAAATTACACTTATCAGGATACTGTATCGGGAGATACGAATCTAGCTTTGGATTTGAACTTTCTGAAGAATCAATTATGAACATCATAAATTTTGTGATAAATGACACAGAATTAGATGAGGTTTCAGATGAAGATTACAACTTGGATTTCATGTCCGCTTATTTTGAATTGAGTGAATATGACCTTGCAGAATGTATCCACAAAGATTTGGTGGATTCAGAATAATTAACTTACTTTGTAAAAAATAAAACACTATGAAACAGATTACAATTACATCCACAGTTTATTGTGAACAAGTACAAGTTTTTGATGTCACAGATGAGGTTTATGACAAGTATGTATCACAATTAGAAAGTTTAGAAATTGATGAAAATCAAGAAGAACTTATCCAACTTTACATAGACCTTGAAACAGACGCAGAAAAAGTTGATGACTATATGGTTTCTCAATTAGATACACCTGAAGTTATTAACAACATAGATTTTTAATTATATATTTTAACAATAAAATAGGGGGACAGCATTACTGAACATCAAACACTATGGGTACATTAACAAATTCAATCGTAAGAGGTTTCGGTTTAACACTTGGTCGTAAAGCCGCAAATGCTGTGACATCACCTCGTCAATCACAGAAGTCAGTAGAGACAGTTTCTTTCAGTAAGAAACAACAAGAGTTAATCACCAAGTATGAGGGAATCCTTGAAGGTCTTGTTAAGATTGATGATGAGACAGAAGGTTACTACAAGGCTGGTACAATCACAGAGAACGAGTACAAGATTCTGAAATCTCAAATCAAGGACCAAGTTGCTGAAGCAAACACAGAGTTAGAGAGAGTTAAATCTGTTAAGGCAAAAGGTTCTGTATGGCCAACAGTGGTTGGTGTAATCATCGGAATCTACGCAGTGTTATGGATGTTAAAAGCAATCAAAGGACTATAACCCGTAGTAAATATAGAGAGACCCCATCCTTAATCGGTGGGGTTTTCTTTTGCCTTAAATCTTTTGTTTGCAGGATTTATTTCACCGTTCCATAAATAAGAATTGATTGAGTTGCTTCCCCTATCTTTATACTTCAATGGTTTCTTATTTGAGGTTGCATTCCACTTATCAATAAACTGCTGATGAATATCTTTTGATACATCATAACCACAACCCTTTAGGAACTCGTACATTGAACGATAATCATCCTTCGTGACTACTTTCATCTTCATGAAATTATCGTCAAAATTTGACCACATTCTGTTGAATTTGGGTTGCTTCTTTGGATTCATATCTCTGATGGTTTTACCTGACTTCTTGCATACCTTGCAGATTCCAAGATGACCATCCCCACATTTCTGACAACTGAAATATTCTTTAAGAGGTTTTGTTACTTTACAAATCTTACATTCTTTTTCCATATAAAATAAATATATGGACTTGATGATTTTTCTAAAGTTCATTATATTTATTTGTATAGATGGAGGGAGATAAACAGTAGCATCTATAATTTCTGACTTACTACGGGATTCATACATAGGTCAACATCAGCACAAAGGGAGAAGATGGTATGAGAGGTTAGTGATAAACCTTTAAGTTGTTCCCAAGAATATAGTTTTCACTGATACTATTTCCTTTCCCAGTCAAATAGATTGGAGCGGTGCCCA